CATCAAGGATGTTTAACTCCGCAGTGGTCGATGTAACTCCGTCAAGAATATTTAGCTCGGCAGCAGTCGCGGTAACAGCAGTACTTGCTATAGATAAAGCATCTGTTTCTAGAGTTCCATCTACATCTACGTCCCCTGATATATTGAGATTTGTAAATACTGAGGTTCCTACAGCAGTAATCTTATCGTTAAATGTAGCAGCTCCAGCGGCTGACATATCAAGCGTAAGTGCCGTAATTGTCGATCCACCATCGCTACCTTGAAACAGAATATCCTTATCTGAAATAGAAGAAGCAACGACCAAATTGCTACTGCTATTTGCAAGTCTACCAAATTGAGTTCCGTCATCCTTTAGTAGGATGTCTGCACCTCCAGAATCTAGGATAATATCTCCAGCAGCATCAATAGTAACATCTGTATTATCTGCTATGATGGTGTCTACGGCAATAGATCCAACATTCGTAATGTTGTTATCGTTAAAGGTGGTGGCACCAAGGCTAATCGATCCAGTCGCTGTTAGGTTCGATGTTCCTATGTCTACGTTACCAGCGACTTTTAGCTGGGCAGGAGTGCTTCCGTTGAGCTGTAACCCTCCCCCGGATTCGACTGCTCCAGCCGCGAACGTAGCACTATCAACAAGTGCATTTAGGTTCGTTGATGTTATTTGATCGCCGTCGGCGTAAGTTGTTCCTTTGCTTAATATAGCCATTATTCTGCTGTTGATGGGTTTCTAAAAGTTCTTGCTCCTGCTACTTTCAGGGATCTAAATTTTGGTCTTCCAAAAGTGGTATCTAGTGTAAATTGTAATCCGTATGCTCTTCTGTTACCGATTCTTCCTCTAATTGAATAGTCTTCTCCGGCTGTTAATTGACTTCCGTTATTAAAACTTGCAAGTGTTCCAAGGTCTATGTTGCTATCTACGTTCTCTGTCTCGATAGATAGGTTGCCATTGCTGGCAAGTCCTGCTTCAGATTCTATGTGTAGATCAAAATTGTTCCACTTTTTTCTATCTATAGATTTAAGTGTGTACATCCTAGTTGTAGCTGAAGAAACAACCGCCTCTGATTTAGCAACAGAACCTGTCTGGACAGCGTATACGTCATTGCCTCCAGTTCCTCCTTCGATTTTATGTACACCTCCGGTTCTGTTAGTTGCATAAACTCCTCTATTTTGACCCTTGCCGGCCACAGTTAGATGCGTAAAATCCCAAGCAATATCGTTTACGGAGTCTATGGACTCCCAGTTCTTGTTTATAAAATTGTAAATTAAAAGTGTGTTGTTCGTTGTTGAGCTCCCAGTTGGAAGAGCTATAAAATATCTGTTGTCAAAATATACAGCTACAGCATTCTCTGCATGGTCTTTGTTTATGTCTTCAATAGTTGCTTCAATAGTTGCAGATATAGGAAGATCTCTTCCGCGTAAGTTATACAGGTCTTGAAAGTCTACACCATAAATACCATTGTCGGACAAAAATATAAGATTGTTAGCTACTTGGATTATACTTTTTCTAGCCAAACAACCCACCTCATCTGTAATCAATGTGCTCTTTGCTTGTTTCAATACTAGACTATTGCCAATTAAGTGTATGCTACTTCGGTTAAAAACAACTAGCTTATCTTCGGAAAAAGAGTGCAAACCTACGACAAAATCAGAAGTTCCCGCGTTCAGTCTAAACTGACCAAACATAAAATCGTAAGTATCACTATCTAATATCTGAGAAAATACAAGCTCATCATGTATATTTCTATCAGTAATTGTTGTACCGCTAGTATCTTCATCCATCGAGTACCTGAACGGAACTACTATTCTTCTTTGATGGTATGCTCCAAATGGAGGAGCTGGCATATGAATAAACCCAGAACCTTCTGATGCTTTTTCTAAGAAAGTTGGAGTAGCTAATAGTGTATCTTTTGATGTCTTGCTTCCATCTGTACATTCAGCAGGTACTGAAAACGTAAATCCTTTTTTAATACCTACAGTAGGAGATCCGCTAGGAGCTTGGCTGCTTAATGTTCCAGATATATAAATTGAAAATGTTGTGGTGCTACCTATCTCAGCTACTATCCTATTTCCATTAACAGATGAATGGTAGTTCGATATACTAATTGGATCTCCAACCTTTAGCTCGTGTCCTGCTGATGTAGTGAACGTGGCTTTGTTGTACCCAGTAAAAGACCCGGTTCCGGATGTTGTACTAAGGCTAGTTGTGCTTATGCTTAAAGGACTAGTATCTGTAACAAAAACTTCTTTTACGAATAACTCGAAGTCAAAGGTTCCGGCAGGCTCCTCCCTTGGAACAGCTTGCCTTAGTCCAGTGCCACTAATGTCGTACCCAGTTTCGTCAGGATCTACAATACCTGAATTTACACCATTTTTTATAAAGATAGAAGTACCTTGGCTAAGTGATCCAGTCTCGGATACTACGGTTGCTAACTGGTTCACTATCTGAAAACTACCAGCAGGCACTATAATGTCTTCTGGTTCGGTAAAAGATCCGTTTGCTACTCTAGTAAATTCGGGGGTTCCGGTTATTATTCCGTCCCACTCCAAAGCCACCTTACCGTCTCTAAAAATAAATACTTTGTTAAATGCTTGTAGTGCTTGACCTCCGGCTGCATTTAACCCTAATGGGTAGTCAATATCTAGAGTTGAGCTATCAGATGTTTTTACAATAGATGCCTTGTTGGTTCCGACGCACAGTACATAACTTTCCGAATTGTTATTTGGATCGCTGTACTCTATTGCATCTTCAATGTCGTTGATAGCGGTATCATCAAGAAACGGACCTCTAACGGTACCCACTGTAGATATATTCGTGAGTCCAGTTATGACCACTGTGATTCTGTCATTGGCTGGAGCAGATGCTATAGCATAGTTCCCGTCTATAGGAATGCTAGTACCTGCTGCATTGGTTCCCGCAAATCCAGTAAGGTTCACTACTTGTCCAACCCAGTTTGCAGCCGCTTGACCTTCGTAAGGAAATGCGTTCGACCCAAAAGCTATCTCTACCGTGCTGCTACTAATAGAGGGAGTTCCTGTAATAGAAGGCCAAGCATTGTTGTGCAATCTTACAGAACCCGCTTTAAGTGGAGCTGGCTGAAATGGAGATGCTAGAAAATCAATAGTTTTTCGAGTTTGCCACTCTCCGTTGATTCCCAATCGACCATTTTTTGATTCCGTCAATACTCCTGTAGGCAACTGGTCTGGACGCAAACGATTGTTGAACCCAATAAATCCAGTATCGAGTTCTTCAGCTATCTGGTCATCTTGTTTACCGTATTTGTCGTATCTTGCCATTAGCAGTTCCAAGCCCTTCGGCTCCAGTAGTTAGCTGATAGTTTATTTTTAGTTCCCTTTATGCCACCTGACCTAGCACAGTAACTTTTCTTACGTGCTGGGTTGCTTTTCTTGATGCTCATGTTAGCATCCCCGAAGCGTATAATCTTTTCTTTACCACCTTGGCAGGCTTTCACGACAGACTTTTTCCCACCAGACACTTGTCTGCGAGGGACGTTGCACTTCATGTTTTTCTTATTTATTGCCACTTCTAACCTTTGCTTTTGGTGTGTTAGCCACAACTGTTTTGCCCTTGGCTCCCGCTCTTTTTTTCTTTTTTGCAGTGGCAGCTCGTTCAGCCTTAGTCAGGCTTATAGCTTTGCGTCTAGGTAAACATCTGTCTGGCATCTTCTTATTAGCAGAAGTGCCACACTTACCCTTGATAGATCCATCTGTACCTATCCTTACCCAGTCTTGCTTTAGCCACTGTTTGAGTTGAGCCACTAGCGTCCTTTCCTTTTCCCTCCCTTGGACTTCTTAGCGTAGTTAGGATCTTTACAATACTTAGATGCAGCCAGATTCGCGTAAGCGGAGGGATACGTGTCAAACGTCCTTCTCGCCCAAGCCTTGCCCTCTGGACAAATCTTGCCTCCGCTCTTAGCTTTTTTTGCCATTTTTTTTGCTCTTTCTAAGAACTGCAAAGTCAGCACCTGTAATCTTTCTGCGAGGTGCAGCTATAGCAGCAATCCTACGTTGAGCTGGACTGTATTTATCAAAGGGCATTATACGTTCCAAGACTTTCTAGCTTTTTTCTGTGCAGTTTGAGAAAGATCTCCGTAATGGTACAATGGCTTAGAAGATTTAGTATGCGTCTTCCCAGAATGAAGTTGCCCATTGGACATCTTATGAAGACCACCCTTGTGTTCCGTTCCATCCTTCCGATAGTGCTTCATTCCTTTTGCCATTATCGTACCCTTCTCCTTCCCATGCAGCTTGTGCAGCCACAAGATTTCTTCTTACCTTTTGGCATCAGTAGCTCTTTCTAGTAGATGTTCTTTTGCCACCTTTTTTAGATTTCTTTCCGTATGCCATTATTTCTTTCCTCCTTTTTTCATAGATTTTCCCATTGGGCATTTTTTACGTGTTGAGTACTTCATATTTTGTCTCCTATTTAACTTGCGAGCTTCCAAAGTAAAATCCTAGTAAAGCTAACATTCCTTGCCTAACTTCGGGCAATAACACAAAGCCCTCTAGGTGTTTCCATTTGTCTGCTCCGATTCCTAAAAATTTAAATACACCTAATTTATTTGCCTCGATAGTTACTGGTATATCGAAGAACGCCATGACGAAGGGAGCAAATACCACTGAAAACAAGATGCACATAGCGATGAGCTTTCTAACCCATGCTCCTCCCTCGTCGGATCTTTGTGCTGCTCTATCTGCTGAATTATCTGCTGCATCCTGCTTCTGAATCATGGACTTAATGGCATTGGCTTGGATGTTCATTTGAGCCGAGATTAGCTTCATAACAAATCCCGTGACTCCACCTCCAAGCATTGCCACTAACTCTCCACTCATCGCTTCCTTAACTCTACTATTGTTTTATATACCCAAAGTCCCATGTACGCAATGGTACACACCGAAGCAACGATAGACATTACCTCGCTAATTCCTTGAAAAGAAACGGCAAGTATTGATCCTGTCGCTCCTAACCCAAGCTTGTTTAGCTCAGGGTTCATTACACAAATTGTGAAACGTGAACTATTGCAGCACCTGATACGCCTAAAAACTTAGCAGCTTTAGCAGCTTGAAAGCTAAGTGTAATAAGACCCTTTTCTTTTACCAGAAGATGACCATTAGATGCGGTAGGGGCGCTACCGTCGAATGTAACAATGACGTTATTGTCTTGTACATCTATCATAACGTACTTGGTGTCGCTATCAAAAGCAGCGAAAGAAACGCCAGATCCTGATGTTGCACAGGATAGGTTTTCTCCAGCAATCGTTGAATTCGGACGTGGATATAGGTTTGTGACTAAGCTATTCATTTATCTTGATTGTTGTGATACGTGCGTTCTAAAACGCTTTCCTACGGTGTTGTTATTTGCTACTTGCTGTGGATTGTCCATTACTTCTCCTAGATAGTTTTCGGCAATCTGTTCTTCAAAAGAAGCTTTATTGTGTTGCCCATCCATTCTAAGAAAGTCAGCGTACGTGGCGTGTGCCATGAAGTAGAAATATTCTTGTGGAACCTGAGTCAAAGATCCAGATCCATCAATATCTAAACTCGTCAACAGGGTTATTGGTTTCTTGTAAGTTACATAAACGCTAGTAGCATCTGATGTAGTGAGATTCATTACATGAGCTCCATCGCTTTCTACAAAGAATTCAAATTCAATAGTTGAGTTCTTTAGGAAAGGTTCTTCTCTATGTATTCTTAAAAATTCTGCAATATCGGTTTTACTGGTTTGTGTAAAAGGAACTATTGAGTTAGTTATAGTTCTCTGTTCTCCAGTTGTTAAAAATCTTACCCAGTACGGTGTGCGGTTGTACGCCTCGTACATACGCCTGTTTGCTAAAGCTAATATATGAGCGTTTTCAGCGGTGGTAAAATCGGACGTACCCGCAAGAGCGGATATTAGATCATACAAGTCTTTATTAGCTTTGTCCTGCATTATGCGTTATTGGGTGAGAGGTCCTTGAACCTCTTGTTGTAATCTTGTATAAATTCTTTAGAATGAACGGTGTCGTTTCCGTACTTCTTTGTCAGCCTAAAGAACTCTCTGTGTGGCATAACTGCTACCGGCTTTCCCAGAACTGGATGTTCCTTGCCCTTGAGTTCCGCAGATTCTTTCCTAGCAATATTTGTTCGGGATTCTTCAGTAGCTTTTTCAAACTTCAGCCCGGTCATAATCTCACGCATGAACGCTCGATTCACTTCTCCGTCACTGTACCTTGGCAGGGATGTGATGATATTCATTTCTTCTTTAAGAACAAGCAGCTTTTGAAAAATCTATGTAGGCTTTTTGCTACAACAATAAACGATTTTCCTTCTTCAATAGATACCCCTAGAGGGTAATATCTACTACACGATGACTTAACGTCACAGTTCACTCCTTGGCACTTGATGATGTTCATGCAGTAATGTTTTTTCTCTTTGTTGGAGAAGCTTGTTTTAAAATAATTTTTATTTCTTGATCTGTAAGTTGACCAAAGCCAGTAGGCTTACTTCTTATAAGATCAATTTCTTTTTTACTTAACTGACCTAAGCCAGATGTTTTTTTAAAGTTCGGCATAATTAAAATTGTAAAAAATTAAAAGAAAAAGGGAGGCCAGAACTGGCCTGACCTCCCCTTGAAATAATAACTTAGTTCAGTTACGCTCCGTAGAGTTCTCCTGCTGTTGGATGATAATCCATCAACAAACGAATC